TATATGTATACGTAATTGTGATTTTTGCGTATAATATATATAACTATGTAAAAGATTTGCCTTTCAATTACATTACACAAACTAATTATGATTTATGCAAAAAAATGAATAACACGTTTTGTATTCGTATTGCATATTTTGTAATGGCAATTGTAGTGTATTTAATAACTATCAAATATATTAATATAACTTTACCTAAAGGTACGCCAAAAATAGTAAATACAATTACAAATGATAAACCTTCTTATTTCGGATTCGGATCTTTTGTAGGAGGAGCTGTAGCAATGCTTTCATATATTTTGAATATTATTCTTGGGTTTTCATCTTTTAATAGTTTTAAAAATATTTCATTACTCGATACAACAAAATCTCTTTCAACTATTTTTACAGGAATGATGATGACAAGTTTTTCCGAAGAGTTAATATATCGTGGCTTATTGATTGGTGTAACAAAACCATTTTTAAATACAAATATTTCTGTTTTATTATCAGCGTTAGTTTTTGGCTACGTTCACGTAAAATCTTCATTAAAATATGGTATAGTAGCCTTTATTACAGGTATTATTTTAGGTTTTGGATACTTGCGTTACGGACTATATTGGTGTGTTGGACTTCATGCTTTATTTAATTTTATAGAAACATCATTATACACAGTAACAAATATTAAAGTTATGAATAAACTAATGGTAGGTGAAAGAAAAACACCCGACGATGATGGGATAATGACATCATTAGTAGAGTTAATTGTTTTATATAGTCTTTATCATTTCGGATATTTTTAATTATGTAAAATAATTATTTATAATTACACCTTTTAACATTTCAAACGCCTATGTTTTAATAATGGCAGCTGTTTTAAAATTGCCAATATTAACAAAATTATAATTTATATTTCTACTTTTAAAAAAATCATCTGTTGCTCTTCTTTGTCCATCCCAGTGGTAATAATCATCAAATATTATAATACCTCCTCTTATAACATTGTCATACATTTGCTCCAGTTCATATTTACTTGATTCATACCAATCAGTATCCAATCGTAATATTGCTATTTTTTCGGGAATTGATGTTTTATCTTTTAATGTTTCCATAACATCACCAACTACATAATGTATATTATTTTGAGGATAACCAGTTGAATTTAATCGTTGTTTAACTTTGTCAAGAGGTGTATAACACCACCCATTTATTTTTTCATTAATTACTTGATTTTTCCACACTGTATAAACCTCATCTTTATTCATTTGATATAATTTAGCGTCGTTACAAGTATAATCATATTCGGTTGGCTCTACTAATCCACTAAATGTATCAAATAAATATATATCACGAACAGAATTATTTTTCATTAACTCGTTTATCCAGATATGTTCGAAATTACCATCTCCAACACCACATTCAATAATACACCCTTCGATATTATTTTGTAATATGTAATTAACTGCGTCTGCACCGTCCATTATATATATATATATATAATTATCTTTAAAATTAAACGCAAACAATATATTCGGCGTTTGAAATGTTAAAAGGTGTAAAAAAATTTATATATAATTTATTTTGTACAGGTCTAAACAATATATATAAACTATATAAAAAGATTATAATATCATCATATAGCAAACTCAACACACACTCAAACTTATCTCCGTTATACCAAAATGGAAGGAAACGCAGAGACATCATCACATGAAGTAACAACTACATATACTGATGTTATCAAAAAATTCGAAGATTTAAAAAAGCAATATTATATCGAGCGTGGATGTATGATTTCAACATTAAGTGATACATTTTCTAAAAAATTCTTGGAAAAACACCCCAATCTTAAGTGGTGTGAAAAATACAATAGATACGCCGAAGCAGCAGTATTTACCGCTACAATAAGTGTAATTATATTTGAAAAAAATTTTGAAGTTTATTTGCATCGTCCTATAAAACAGATTCATCGATGGGAGTATGAATATTTTTTTGGGTTTGGCGGTCATAATGCTGGATTTTCACGTGATAGAATTATAATGACATTTCAAGAAACATTTGATAAAGATATTGATGTAGACTATTTACTAATGACGGGAACTCTTGCTGGTAGTAGTTGTGGCGAATGTGATGACGATGATTCTCAGAATAGATGTTGTACTATTGACGAAAAGTATATAAAAAATGCTTTGAAATTATTAGTAATTGGTGGATATGTAAAACAATGGAATGCTTTTAACAATTTTAAAAAATGGTTTACAGATCATGGATTTAATTTTGGACTTAACACTGATAATGCCGAAACAATGACATCATTTATTTTTGAGGACTATGAGGTTGTTAATGAATAAGTAATGTTATTGGGGGCACACCCCCAGTAAAACCCCGCTGCCTTCGGCAAAAGGAAGGGTCATAGGGGAACGTAGTTCCCTTAATAAATAAATTATGGAGGAGTACCTGTATCAAATGCGAGAATAATTCGCGGCGTGTTAGAATTATACACATAATGTGTAGCATGTCCAAATTCATATTTGTAATCTACAGTATTTTGTAGTTTTTCTATAGAACACTCATTTGAATCTTGTATAATATCTTTAACGGGATTTTTATTACTCCTAGAATTACAACAACAATTGCATAATGAAAAAGTATCCATAGTTTGTATTTGTGGCGGACTGATAGGATTTATTATAGGGCTTGTGTTAGGACTTGTGTTAGGACTTGTAAGGGGAATTGATTCTGTAATAATTAATTTTTTATATATGTTAAACATTCAATGTTTGTATAGTATAATATATATTAACTTTTACATATTATTTTAACAATTAATTTTTGATTAATTGTTAAATCAGTAAAAGTATAACACAATATATTGCAACAAAACAGCGTTTAATTGGAGTAAGCAAGACCACCCATACCAGACATGATACGGAGAACGTTGTAGTTGGAGTCTTTTATTTATTCCTCTAAACCATCTTTAATTTTTCACCTATTTCTTTGTAATAGTGTCCATTATATGGGATGTTTTTGGTAAGTGCTTTTGTCAAAGTTTTGTCGCTTATTGCTAAGGATTTAATGCAGTCGTATTTACATTCAAATTCTTTTATTAAGTTATTATTTGCGTCATATTGTCCAACACCATTTTTGTATAACAATGGTGTTCCATTTATTTCTTGAAATTTGCTAGTTAATTTATCGTCACAATTATTATATAATATATAATAAAAACCATTGGCTAAACTATTATTTTTTACAGGATTATCCAATGCTGATAAAGATGAATAACCATTAAAATGTGCTGCTGTTTTTCTATCTATATATACATTTACGATTTTAGTTTTATCTTTGTCTACTTGAGCTATATAACCTAAGTTTTGAACTTTTGTTTCTTTTGTAGGCTTAATTTCATGTACAATATTTGGATCCAAATTTCTTTCAACTAGTAACCATCGAAACCCGCAATATATAGTACATTCTGTTATTGATTTCATTATGCTTGGTCTTTTTATATGTTTGCTTTCATTCATTGCTTCTGTAACAGATTCATAAACTTTGATTAATTGTAATGTTTCGGGATTTATTTTTTGGAGTCTTGGTCCGAGGTTAGGTATTTGTTGATTAAAGCCGGTAACTATTTTCTTCTCTTGTTGTGAGTTTAATTTATGTAATATTTCTTTGTTTGTTTGTTCTAAAGAATTAACTTTACTTAATAAAATTTTATTAGTATGTATTATTTCCTTTAATAATTCATTGTCGTTGGTTACATGTGTACTCACGGCATTTTCTTGATTTTTAAATTTTAAATTTTCAATTTCAAGCAATAACTCATTTACTTTATAATTATAATTATCTATATTATCATTAACTATTTTTGATAATACTTTATATGTTAAATTACCTCCTATTAAAAATAATTCATTTTCACTATCATGATTCGGTAAATTTTTTACTATATTTGGTTTTATAATACTGTGACTATGTAGAAAATGTTCAAAGTCTTTACTTTTATTTACGCAAAAACAATCAAGTAATGTACATTCTTCGTATTTACTTTTATGATCATTATATCTACCCATAATTCCTATTCTGCTTTCTCCTATTTTTACAACATATGAACCATTTTCAAATGTTTTAACTTTAATAATATAAACCATATTCCCAGCATTGTTAAATTGTTTGAGTAGAAATTTTTCATTATCTAGTTCTTTTTGTTTAATTAATTTTTCTTCCATTTCTTTATTTTTGGTGGTTTCTATAGCAGACATTTCATTTTTTGTTTGTTCTAATTCTTTTTGTAATTCATATATTCCATTTAACCTTATTTCTTTAATTACTTCACAAACCCAATCCTGAAAACGTTGGGCAATCGGCTTTCTCGAACGAAACAGCACTTTATATAATCCTTTTTCTGTTAAAAAAGTCACATCTTGATTTCCACCAAGGGTGTGCGTAGTAAGCACTACCTTTTCTGTATCATCAAAATCTCTTATAATAGAACGAATAGTTAAATCTAATACAACTCCAATATCACTCGCGCGGAATAAAGGGTCGGTTTTTGTTCCTTTTATAACTATTTCTGTGTGCAAGTTATTTGAATTGAATGCTTTTACAATGTCCATGTCGATGTTTATAGGGTGTTATACACTATATAACGTCCTTTCTTTAAGCCCTTTATACAATATATATTATTTTTGCTCACCCCACAGGTAAAGCAAGATTATTTTTTTGCTTTTTGTTTTAATAATCAACAAGCAAATGTTAATTATTAAAATAGTAGTAAAATACAACGCGATATATGGTAACAATACAGCGTTTAATTGGAGTAAGCAAGACCTCCCATACCAGACATGATACGGAGAACGTTGTAGTTGGTGGCATAGACACGAACTTTGGCAGTCTTGGTGCCTTCTACAGTAGCATTGGACAACACGAGCTGAAGGGTAGCATTGTCAATGCGGGAGAAGTTGCAGGACCCAGAAGGTTGATGCTCCTCAGGTCTCAAAGCAAAGGAGTAGACGTTGATACCAGTGTCCGGAGTGCGAGTGTGGTGCTGGTAAGGCTGGACAAGGTCGAAGTAAGTACCTTCACGCTCAGAGAAGCGATCCTGGCCGTTAAGCTGGAGCTTAGCGGTGACAACAGGGTTCTGACCCCAGCAGTGCAGAGGGAGAGAAGTCTGAGTGAGTACGAAAGTACCGGCATCAGAGACGGCAGACTCAGGGGGAGGGGTTGGTCCAGGATAACCAAGATGAGCTTGGTCATAAGGATTATTCGCGCTTTCTTGCCACCAATAATTACCGGTAACATCCATAGCACCAGCTTCCTGGAAGAGACCAGAGCCATCGATAAATGAACCAGTAGTCTGAGCAACAGAGTCGGGTCCACCAAAAGCATGGATAGCGTTGGGAAGAGCATCAACAGCGTCAGTGTAGTTGAAGGGCTGAGCACCAAGAACCTTGTAAAGGAGCTGGCCGCATTCAAGAGAAGAACAATAGTCGACGTTCTGATCTGGCTGGACAACCCAAATGAGTTCCTTAACGGGGTGGTTAAAGTTGAGCTTGATCTTGTTGGAAGAAGAACCAACGGACTCATCACCGGTGAACTGAAGCTGCTCAATAAGGTACTCGTGGGGATTCTGAGCCATACGTCTGCGCTCATCAGTGTCCAAGAAGACATAGTCGACGTAGAGGGATGCAGCAACCAAAGACTGGTTATAAGCGGTGTTGACACGACCACCTTCGGCAAGATTGCTACTGGGGCAGTGAAGAGAACCGACAGCCCACAAGCACTCGTCAATAGGACGAATATCGAGGTTAATCTTGACTTCGTGATACTGAAGAGCAATAAGAGGAAGGGCAAGACCGGGGTTACGGCAATACCAGAACTGGAAGGGAACATAAAGAGTAGTTTCGGGGAGAGCGTTACGAGGAGCGCAAACCTGACGAGGAGCATTAGCTTGGCAAGGACCAT